CTATTTACTTTCATATTCAGAATTCTTTGTGTTCCCACAACCGAGGTCTAACGCTACAACAACAGTTACTTTCCTCACAAGCTCTTTTTCCTTGTGATTTTCAGCAATCCTGTTGAAGCAGAAAAACTCTACAAAGTGCCTAAACTCAAGGATTTTTACATATCGGTCCGATGTAGTGCAACTATTGTCTCTATATGCGCTGTATATGGAAAGTGTTCTGTTTTTAAATCCTTGTACAGCTTTGCACATTCTCAAATAGCCTATAAAATCAAGTATTTTTTAATAGTTCAGACTTTACCGCCTTGTACGTTCTTGTGTTGTATGTCTGCAGTGGTGGCAAGTCGGTGGCAATGCCACCACTGAACCATCTGTTATACTAATTCGTTGACCCTTTTCTGTACAGCTGTAGGACTATAACCCGCAGCCTTCAGGCGAGCGCTGAATCATACAAATCTGTTTCGCCATATCTACAAAAATCAGGTAATCTACTCTGTTTTGTCCACCATTACAACCGCTTTCCAAATTTGGAAAGCACTTTTTGTAATCCACTTCAGTAAATCCATATTCACACATACGGTCAAACCATGTTGTGAAATTACTTCTAATACCTAACCCTGTATGTAAGGCTCTAGCTGATACTGTTGGTTGCTCCCCATGATTAGATACCTCAATAATTCTACTTATATCTTACCATGCGCTATATACCCCTGACAACTCATATAACGGTCATATAAGCAATAAAAAAGCAAAGGTATACAATTCTGTACCTTTGCTTTTTTTATTGCTTATATTACTTGTAATCTGAATTTTTATATATAGGTGTATTATTTAACAACTTAATGTAATGATTGTATTCTCTGTCCGTTATTTTCCCAAGCAATTTTTCATCAAAATAATTTGTATTGTATCTTTTTTTGAGAGTGTCAACATAATTCATATACTGCACGTTCTCTTTTGAGAAGAAATCTTTTTTGAATTTTTTATATGATTTTTCATCTTCAAAACTCTCTAATTGTTTAGAAAAGTTATTCATTTTACATACGCCACCATCTAACAACCACTCTGCCTTTTGTTGTAATGTACACCGACAGTTACAAACGTTCTTTGCAGAACCACCAACACCCGGTGCTTGCATTTTCTCACCGCCAACATCAAACGGTTCATCAATTTCCCTGATCTGTCCGTCACATTCCCGGTGTTCGTCCCTTGTCCGTCCGTCAAGTGTGGAATCCCATCTTTTTTTGACCTTTGCACCTCTTTTTACTGCTTCTTTTTGTGCGTCAAGTGCTGCTTCATTCTGTATTCTATGCCCTTCTGTCCGGGCAATCCGTATCGCATTGTTATATGCTTTACGAAAAGGGCTGTTCATACCCTTAGCAATTGTTACAGCTATTTCTAACCATGTAGAACCGCTTGCAATTCCCCTTGACATTTCTGATTGAATAGTTTTTTTCAATTTCTTAGTATCTTCACCGAGTTTCTTATATAATCCTTGTGATAGCTTTGTATCTAACTGTATGGCTGTTATAACTTGTTTCTGATCTATTGGAAATACAAGCGGTACACCTTGCCCCCTTATATCATAAATCACACCAATATACCCATCTTCATAACAGATTTTTAGATATTCTAAAATTGTTTCAAAGGTATTGTCTTGTAAATTTTTTATCATTGAATCTAACTGTATAACCAACGCTTCTTGATATTTTTTCTGATAAATAATTGACTGCAAATTCTGCATATCTGTTCTTGAGTTTAATCCGCAAATTTTATTTTCGCATTCTTGTTTTGCTTTTTTAAAAACATCTTCTAATGCTTTGATTACAGTTTTTTCATCGTCTAACTGTGTCTGTAGTATGTTTTTCTGTCTTTTATTCATGATAGCCCCGCTTAATACATAAGACTGAACCATTTTTGATAAAAGTTCAGTCTTAATGATTACAAATTTTTTAAAATATTTTTTAATTGTGGTAAAATTTTTGGGTTCATGACTTGGAACGCTTTCGTGAGTGGTTGGTTTGGTGTCTTTCCGTGTGTATGATGATACTTACCGTCTTTCTTACTCTTATAAACCCAACCGCCTTTTCTTCCACCACCGTGTAGTGCATACTCACCAGTACCAAATTCTTCCCAAATCGCATTTTCAAGGTCTGAACCTACAGCAACAGTTGATTCATCTTTTCCTTCATCAACCATATATTTGTAAGACCCCTTTGTTTGTCCGGTATCAACCCGGCTGTTTCTTTGGGTCTGTGCCTGTATTTCACCACCTACTTCGTGAAGAAATCCAATAACCCCTTCCGATAATGCAGCTTTAATTTTCGCTGTGTTATCTGTAAATTCAACTGACATATTCTTGATTGTCCTTTCTTCTTATCGCATCATTAAAGCCATTGTTGTTCCTAATTCTACTTTTAAGAAATCACCATGACTAAGCTGTCTGCTCAATGTCTGCTGATACTTATAAAATTCACATTCATCTGTAATATCAACACCGGAATCTTTCAGTTTCTTAGCATTCAGTTCACTGTATAAGCTATTTACAGCTCCCTTAACCTTTGCATCTAATTTACACATTCCCTGTGCTTCTGCAACTAAAGCTGATACCTGATTTTTCACGACACCCCTTTTATGCTCCAACTCTAAAAGTTCTGATTCAATCTCATTGAATGCTTCATCGGTAATTGTTGTTGATGCAATTTTCTGTCGCAATTCATCATATTTTTCTTTTAAATTTTCCTCTGTATACAAATTCTTTCACCTGCTTTCTGTTATTTATGAAAAGATGGTCGCACCATGAAAGAAATCCGGTGTCTTACCTTTATTCTTTTCATTGTTCCTTTCAATTCGCTGTGCTTCAATCTCGTTAATACGTTCTTGTGTTTGATCATCAATAATCAGCGTAGCTTTAAGAAGTTCTAAAATAGCATCTTCCTCATATTCATCTAATTTCTGCCAATAGATCGTATAATTTTCACTTGGGTACTTTATCGCATAAGCTGCAAGACAGATAAATGTATCAAATATCTTTTCTTCTTTTTTCCCATGCGAATCTGCTTTATAAAATGCTGCCTGATACTTATTCTCTAATTTGATTCTTTTATGTTCCGGTAAATGTGCATTACACTCTGATACATACTTGTGTATCAGCCGTATCATTGTTGGGTTGTCAGCATTCTGAATAACTGCATCTGTAACTTCTTCAACAGTCAACGGAAGTTCTGCTTTAATCAGATTCATAAAGTTCAGATCTATTCGGCTACCATCAGAAGCATAAAACTCTTTTACCTCTTTCATGTAACCCTCTTTTTCTTCCTGAACTTTTTCTTCATATTTTGCCTGTGCGTCAGCTATTTCCTGATTGAATGTATCAATAATTTTCTGATACTCCTGCTGATAAGCAGTTTCTTTATAACTCCACCCCTTATCCTTAAGCCGTTTCAATGATTCATCACGGTTCATCAAAGCATCCTGAACATCATAATATCCTGTGTTAATTGTTTCTCTTACAACCTTTATATACTTTTCTAGTTCCATATTCTTTCACCTTTCTTTGATATATTTGTTATAAAATAAGTATATCAAGATAGTTTCTATAAATCTTCTGACAATTATTTAGAACATGACAGAAAAAAATAGAGCAGTACTTTCATACCGCTCTACGTCCTATAATTCGCCGTATCTGACGTTCTGACAGTCCAAACGCTTCAACCAGTTCGGGAACTTTGACATCGTTATAATATGCCTGACATATTGCCCTGTTTCTTTCCTGTTTATCTTTTGGTGTACCTGCTGCCGGAAAATAAATTGTTTCTCCGGCAAGCATTACAGACATTTTTATATAAGTGTCTAGGTCAACCAAAGATTTCAATTTGTTCAATGCTTGTTCATTCTTGCTGATAATATCACCTTCCTGCGTATTCCGCTGATCTATCGTTTCTTTCTTCTGTACCGTTTAACTGTTGGAGCATTTACAGACAATAGAATAACATCTGTGTCTTTCAGTAGTTCCGAAAGCTGTAATTGGGTCATATAATGCTTTACAGTTGTACCACCAACGACATATTCAACTTTTAATTCTCCGGTCATGCTGACACCATCTGAACTCTCAAATGGGGTTGTACTTCTGATCTGTTTGTACATTCCCGGAATGCATCCGGGTATAACTCTCTTAGAAGTTTACCGTTCACCGTTCTCCGGTAAGATTTGTCTATGTAATTGATCTTGATTTTCACATTTTCCAATTTTTCAATCTGTTCTTTCTTCATAGTTTCCAACAACGTGGCTCTGATCTCTGATTCTTCATCTTCAACCTGTTGTTTCTTCTGTTGAATCTCATATAACTGATTCATTAACTGTTCAATCTGTTCACTGTTGTTCATTTGCTCTATCACCCACCTGTTTAAAAATTCTTCATTTCCCTGTTCAAATGCTTTTACTGCTTCTTCATGCTTGGTATATATCCATGATCTTGACCGCTCCTTTTTCCATTCCGAACGTTCGTTATTTTTTCCGAACGTTCACTATCCCATTTATATGTGCTTTTCCATCTTCTGATAGTACCTGACGGAACATCAAGTTTTTCAGCAATATCCTTTAATTTCAAGCCTTGCCGATACATGGCAAAGGCTTCATCAACTAATTTATTCTTTGCCTTTGGCAAGACTTTCACCTCTATTCGTTTGTTTTGAAAATCTCAACTCACTTATCATAAAATGTCTGTTTTCGTATATCATTTTTATAACAAAAAGTGCTGCAAGGTAGGAGGTTTTAATAATAGTAATATAGGTTTTCATGGGCTTCTTCAAATGCTGCAAGTGCTTTTTTATGTACATTCAACACATAATTATATGATCGTTTCATTTCTCTAGCAGATTCTTTTAAGGTCTTATTTTCCACATAAATTTTATATAAAATTTGAACATAATCCACATTATGTAATCCCCTAATTTCATGAATAACCTGATTTTTAATCATTATTAGCTTTTCTATTTCCTTTGAAATCTGTTCTTTTGATTTGTCTGTCTGTGTTGCTTCTGATTGTCTATCTTTATCCTGATCAAGCTGAACATCTATCATCTTTACCTGTTGCAAGTATTCCTTTGCTTTCATTTACTTCCCCTTCACTTGATTATTTGCCGAGGATGACACAATATGATTTCTTTTCCTGTATTCCAGTTATATACCCAGTTCTTAAGGTCATATAATGATACAGCTTTCAACAATGGGTGTTTTCCCCGGCATACGCTTGATATTACTTTTGAAGAATATATTGTTTTTCCCATGATTGCCTGAAACCGCATATTTTCAAGCCCCTGCAAAACAATCAGCTTATCCCTGAATGACTGTTTTCTTGACCGTTCATCATTTCCAAAAACTGTATAATCAAACGGAAATTCAAATGTTATATCATGCTTATATGCGTATTGTTTCATTCTATAGGCTATTTCATCAGCACCGCCCTTTGTCATGTTCTTAATTCCCTTATATGGCTTAATTCCAAGACAGTCCCGGCACTTATAACCGGATTCTGAACGATACAATATTTCAACACGTTTAGAACAGTACGGACACATTAAAAACCGCTTCTTTCCAAATCCGGTTTTCTGATAACAAAATTCAATTGTATTTTGCTTTCCGGTGTCATCGGTAAACGTTACCCTTTCAGCATCCGGTTTTACTTTTCCTTTGAATTGTTTAACGCTTATACATTTCATGTTGTTCACCCCTTTCGCACGCACGTAAGCGAAACCCGAAATAGTAAGATATTTTTCATATAACCGCTTTTTCACACATCAATGAAGAATTTACCGTCTATCGCTGAAACACTGTAAAATAGCGGTTATATGAGCCTGTACAGCTATTTTCTCTTATCTTTCGTAATTCCACGTAACATGCTATGAATACATTTCAAGTCTACAAGATTACACAAAAACAGCATTTCTTTGATCTCATTTATTAGTTTTTCTGTCTGTGTCATACCGATTAGCACCCCTTTCAAGTACAAACTATGATTCTATGTATCTATTTGCAATCGTCAAATATCCGGTAATTATCTTTCAAGTAATCGTGTACCACATTGATCATCATTAACACATCTACACCATCAATGACAATTTCATCACATTCCGCTACTTTCTCAATAGCTTTGATCATTTCCAGTGCTTTCATGTTATTACTGTCAATCTTATCAATAACGTCTGTTGTCATTTCTTTTCTCATACCGTTACCACCCTTTCTAAACTACCGGAATCTGCTTTTTATGCTGATCATTCCAAGATGGGTTGAAATCATTTATTTCTTCATCCCATATGGGAAAAACAAAAACTGTATTCCCAGTATCAGCGTTCAGCCAGTCCAAAAACATATCATATACTTTTCTTGTCAGGTCTACCGTGTCATAACGTGCAAGTTCATGATAATTAAGTACAGAAGCATTTTCATGTTTTTCCGCTACGATCTGCAACAGGTTCAATGATGTTGTATTGATAGACCTACCATCATCACCAATCTGAATAAATCCAATCATGTCAACCGCAGCTGTCATTTCTCTACTCTGATCTGTTATAAATTTTTTCATATTCCCAACAATTCCTTTCTTTGTTCTTTGATAAATTTAATTTCTGCATCTGCATCACCTACCAACGAATAAAATTCTTTAAATATTGGCAGTAGCTTCATATACATTTCATCACTGCAAGTGCATAACTTTTCAGCAATATCCAATACCATCATGAATGTTTCTACTGTTTCCGGCTCTGCATTATTCAGCAGAATAAAAGTTTTGTTCTGTCTTTCAATATATGGGTGTTTTATAAGTGCTTCGTACTGATTCATTAGCGCTTAATCCCTCTTCCCAAGATCCCACGAATGAAGGAATACACACATCTTAATCTTCTTTCATCTAATTCTTCCAACATACTAATAATATATTTTTTGTAATCCATAATTGCTATCTCCTTTAATTTTTTCCTGCTAATGCACGAATATGTACCAAAACAAGACGTTGCCTTCTCTCATCCAAAGAATCATACAATTGCATAATTTCATCCTTACGATGTTGCTTAATCTCACTTTCTGTTTTCTCATCTTTACTCATGTCTTTCACCTCTGTTTTTCTTCCAGCTACAAAGCTACAGATTTTCTATATTCTTTATATTTTTCTAAATATATAATATATACATAGTAATTTAATCTATAATAAATAGAAATTATAAAGAAGTTATTGTTTTTTGTAGCTTCTGTAGCTGATTCTAAAAATAATTGAATTTACAATGTTTTATCAGCTACATATAAAGCTACAACAGCTATTAAAGCTATATTTGTTTATAAAATCTTACCTGTTTACCGTTTACTCTTGTATTCTTACTTTCAACCTGAAACATTTCAGCTACAGTTTTACCAAAAGAAATTTTTGTTTCCGGTTTAATACCGCAATCATTGCAATACAGTTGATATCTTGTAAATATGTCCTGAACTGTTTCCCGAAAAATATACCCTTCTTCCTGTTCTGCAAAAAATCCTTTTATGGGGTTATTCATCAGATCATATTCTTCTGCCATCTGTTCGGTTGCATCTGATTTTGAAAATCCCTGATTTCCGATGATTCTTTTCAGTCCTTCCACACCTACCCTGATCAGATATTCGACTGAACTTTGTTCAACAAGTTCATACCTAATTTTAGGGTTGTAATCCGGGTCGATCTCACCACTTGGTAAATACTTTGTAAATCTTGCATTGAATGGAATAATTACAAGTCTGTTTAATACTGCACCGGTTTTATCTTTCATTCGCGGGATATCGTTTGCAGAAAACAGCAGCTTCACATAAGGGTTAAACTCAAAAGGGTCTTGCCCTTTTCTTTCTGCCTTGATCCGGTTACCTGAAACAACTTTCTTGAATATTGCTACCTGTGAACCTTGCAGGAAGTCATCACCAATATCATCACCGATATTTGCCAGTTTTCCGAACATCATTGATGTGCTGAACCTGTCCCCTAATTCCTTAAGATCAAGTGCTGATATATTCCCATCACCAAGAATTGCTTTGACACAATCAAGGAATGTACTCTTTCCGTTGTTTCCTTTTCCTGTTAACATGAACGATTTTTTATAATCATTTGCCCTGTAGAAACAGTAACCAATGCACTCTTCCAATAATGCCCTGATTGGTTGATCACCGCAAGCTAATTTGTTCAGTGTATCATCAGCAAGTTCACTATAGGCTTCCGGGTTATAGTCCCAAGGTATTTGATTGGTAATAACCAAATCAGAGCTGAATGGTTGCATCTGTCCGGTCACAATATCCAACACACCGTTCCTGAATGCGATGTAACGTGCATCTGCCTGTGTTTTACATTCTGTAATATCTCTCAAACAATCAAGCACCTCTGTTTTCTGGTTTTTCTTTATGTTTGGTATATTCTCCCTCATGACAGTACCTAAATTTTCATCTTCTACATATATGCCATTTTGATAGATATGTAATTGATTATTTATCTTTACTACATGATAGGTATTTTTCAGCCAGACAGCGAACCGGTCAAACAGGAAAGTCTTGTCCATGAAAAATACAGGCTTCTGGAATGCTTCATCCCTGAGGATCACTTCCAGTTCATCATCAGATAACGGTTCTTGAAATATAAAGTAATTTGTATTGTATAGCACTTTTCTTATTAACTCTTCATCTAATCCAAGTTGTGATTGAAGAATCAATATATACCTAAACAATTCTTCATTTCTTCCGTCACCTTCTTGTAAGCCTTCAAGATCAATGGTTGTGTTCACTGGGAATAATTCAACTGGAACTTCATCAATGTCATCAGGTTCAAAAGATGGTGGAAATCTATCAACACCGTCAACCCTTAGTGGTATGTATGTTGACCCTGAATGAATATCTGCAATCAATCCAACTGCAAGTTTTTTATCTCTACCGTCTTTAAATTTCCAGTTATTAGGAATTCTCCAAATACTGTGAATATGTCCATTTTCAAGATTTTCAAAAATCAAACATTTCCAATTATTCTTTTCTGCCATGTCCCAAAACTTCTGTGACCGTTCATTAGTATCAAATGATATATCTACAAAATATTGATTTAGAATTGTACCAAATGACCGATATCTCTGAACAGCATCCCACGAAAGAAGTTGTACATTTTTGACCTTCATAATTGCCTGTTTCCCTTTGCCAATTACATAACCTTTAAACGCTATATCATTGCCTTTCCATTCCAACTCATCTCACCCCTTTCCATAATTTATTTTTATAAAATACATTCCTTTGGTTTTGGTTACATCTAAAAATTTTCACGGTGCTGCAACACCTCTAAATATTGATATACTTCTGATATTTTTCTTTTACTGAATCAGTAGCACCACTTTTATAAATCTTTCTGATATCACTAATTGTTTCGTCTTTCAGAAGCTTCAACCAATCAATTAACTCTCTGCTGCTGTTGGCAAAGCTGCAACATTTACCATCAGCATATTCAATTCGGTATCTCATTTAATCACTCTCCAACTCAATAATATCTTGCACCTGAACATTTAAAGCCTTTGCAATTTTTCCAACTGTAGCTGTTTTACATCTTTTTCCTGTTGATATTCTTCTATATGTTTGATATGAAATATCTACCTTTGTACATAGATCATAAGGATTCATACAGGCAGATGCTAATGCAATCTGTAATTTAGAATTATTAACTATCATTTTTTTTCACCCTCTTTCGCTCAATCACTATTGTGATTTGTTTTGTTATTGCAATCTTATCACTATTGTGTTATCATGTCAATAACAAAAGTGTTTATATTTTAAGTGGGTTGTGTTATTCTAGTTATCAACAGGAGGTGGCACAACTTGGAATTTAAAGACATACTATATTCACTTAGAACCAAACACCATTTATCACAAAAGAAATTAGCTAATGATTTAGGAGTTGCACAAGCATCTGTAAATTATTGGGAAAAAGGACAACGAACCCCTTCTATTGATGCAGTACAATCTATTGCTGAATATTTCCATGTTACGGTAAATGATTTACTTGGTGGAGTTATTGAGGAAAGTAAGGTAAATATCAAAAAGACTACTACTTTTTTAGATTATCTTTCTTCTCTTGGATATGGTGTCGGAGAAAGTGAACATAGTGATTACCAAATTCATGTAAAGAATTCTGATATTTATATTGATCTTTCTATCGAAGATATGAAACTTTTGGAAAATAGTAGCAAAACAAATATAGACAATACAATCAAATTATTAGTAGCTACTAAGACAAATTAAACTGTTTGATCATTGACAATATAATATATTTAACCGTGCAGCCGGGGGACGTGCTCTCATCTGATCTGAGCCTTACAGAAAGGGTGATTATTATGAGTACATACGAAGAATTGCAGATAATACTTACTACAGCATTACTAATCGTTGCGATTTTGACTTATACACATAAGAAATAGCCGTCCTGCTCTCTGGAAAAGTTTAGGAACGGCTATCTCTATGATAACTAAGTATTAAATTTTGCCGGGTCGGGTGAGTTGCATTCACCTTCCGGCTGCCTTGTTAAGTATATTATATGTCAGTATTTCAAATTTGTCAAATAGTCAAAAACCGCCCCTGACGACAATCAGGAACGGTATTTGATAGATGTAACCCATAAACCCAATAAAGGAATATGCGATACTTCCGAAACCAAAATCAGTATAGCACATTCCTTTATTAAATGCACCCATTTTTAATGAAAGGAAGTGCTATTTATGCAAGGTGGAGTAAGAAAAAGAGGTACAACATGGTCATATTATTTTGACCTTGGAAAAATTGACGGTAAAAGAAAGAAAAAAGAAAAAGGTGGATTCAGAACCAAGAAAGAAGCTGAACAGGCATTGACTGCTGCTATGAATGAATACAATAATGCCGGGACTGTATTTGAACCGACAGAAATAACAGTTGCTGATTACCTGAATCAGTGGTTTGATCTGTACTGTAAGACCAACCTTAAATATAATACCCAAGTAGGGTATTTAAGAATCATTCAAAGGCATCTAATTCCAAAATTTGGTATGTATAGATTAAAAGCAATTACTCCGGCAGTATTACAGGAATATGCAGTTGAACTTAAAATGAACGGTAATTCAAAAAGTCATTTAGTTGGTATTTTGTCTGTATTCAGTGCAGCATTAAACTATGCAGTTGAACCAATGCATTATTTACCTTCTAACCCTATGCAGTATGTGAAATTTCCAAAGGTTGAGAAAAAACCACGTGAACGAATTATATTGACCTTAGATGAATGGGGTCAGATTCGTGACAGATTCCAAAATACACGGTACTATATACCTTTAATGATTGGATTTTATACAGGCCTACGAATATCAGAAACCTTTGGTCTTACTTGGGATGATATTGATTTTGATAAAAGAAAAATATCTGTAAATAAGCAGATTGTAAAACGTAACTTTGGGGCAGATGTAAGAAAGGTCGTTGAAAAGAAAGGTAAGAAAGAACAGCGTTCATCTTGGTACTTTACTACACCAAAAACATTTACTTCTGTTCGTGAAGTCCCTTTTGGTGAAACACTATATCAGGCATTGAAAAAGGAAAAAGCTGAACAACTCAAGAATGAAATGAAGTATGGTGAATATTACACGATTCATGTCAAAAAGATTGAAACTGATGAAAAAGGTAATGACATGATCAGGATTGTACCTATTCAAAAATGTGTTGAAAGTCCACTACAGCGTATCAGGTTGGTGTGTGTTGATGAAAACGGTCAGTATACTTCCACTGATTCATTTAAGTATTGCAGTAGGGTTATACACCATGAAATGCATCTTGCCTTTGATTATCACAGCTTAAGGCACACCCACGCAACACTGTTAATTGAATCCGGTGCTGATGTTAAGAATGTTCAGACACGATTAGGACACACCAATATAGAAACCACGTTGCAGACCTACGTGCATGATACAGAAAAAATGGCTGAACGTTCTGTTGATCTCTTTGAAAAAATCACCCAAGCAAAAACCTCATAA